TAGCATTCCCATCCACAGTCAGCCCATCAGCCGTGACAGTGCCAGTTACGTCAATACCTGTGGCGGTGGTGGCTAGTTTTGGACTATTGTCATAAAAAAGATTAACTGCGCCATCGTTAAGGGCAGTAACCATTTGCTCATTGGTAGAAGTCCTAAGAGTAATCCCAGCCCCATTTGACCTAACGTATAAAATCCCAGCGCCAGCATCATCAATATAGCTATTAGACCCATCATGGTAAATCTGTAGGTCAGACCCAGCGCCGAAGATGGCTTTGTCGTTGTCGCCAAATGTAGCGTCAGCGCCAGACAATGCAAGATCACCAGTCATGGTATCGCCAGTGATCCTGACAAAGCCAGTAGCTGTATCTAGGGCATTCTTAAGTTCACTAAAGACTATCTTCTTAGTTTCTGTAGCTGAGGTATCTACAATAGCTATAGCATCATCGTCAGCTACGTTAGCCCCAGTAAGGGCTGTTAATTCTGAGATCTTTTGATCTGCCATTTTTATTATTCCTTTTCCCTTACTTAAGAAGACTTGTTATCTTAACTCTGCCCAAATAAGACCACTTGCACTGGCTACACTTGCTTTATAGTAAATGTTATTTGGTATAATTGCACTAACGCCAGTAGGGTCATTTATATCAGAAGTTCTATCTGCGGTTACAGAAGATGACATATTTGAATTTGGAGATACTAGAAGACTCATAGTACTGCCACCAGCAACAGTTGCGCTTACTCCAATAAATATCGGCCTACCTGTAGTGTTTTGGTATGTTGTATTAAAAGCCCTACTGCTTGTCATGTCTTGCCACGTTTGACCGACACCCAAAGCATAGTCACCTACAACCTCAGTTGCTGATGCAGCTACCTTAGCTGGTGACACAAGGCTTTCAATTGTACCTGTTCCAGTTTCCCATGTAGCTGTAGCTTGATCCCCTAGTAGACCAGTTTGAGTGCCAGAGGTGTTCACTACCTGTGTATCATCTAGGATACGAAACTTATCATTTGTTTGATCTAGGTAAGCTACAGGTATCCAAGCATCATTACCATTTGCTCTTATATACAAGATAAAGGCATCGGTATCATACCACCATTGATTAGCAAAGGTAGTGCTAGGTGCAGCAGTCCCTGAGTTGTTTGTAGCTATAGCTGATAGGACGTTGTTAATGTCGGTTCTAGCATTAGCTGCTGTTTGGTTAGCTATGTTGTAGTCGTGTTGTGCCATATTAGTATTCCACTATCCCTTCCAAGACGCTTACGCTTGGTGATACGTTATTGTTGGTACTGTCGAGTTCAGCTTTGAATTTAAATGCTCTGCCTGTGAGTTCACCCGCTGCTACAACCCAAGATCCCCATGTAGGAGAGCCAGCAGGGTCATCGCTCGTTGCAGCTACATAAATAGTTGTACTGAAGTCACCATAGGGTTGATCCTCATCTGACCAATCGTCCCAATTATTAGGCCAAGTATCCCAGTTGTTAGGAATGTCATCCCAGTTTACTAATCCCCCAGAAGCATTAGCATGATGCCTAGTAGATGATAAGTTAGTTGATACCCTTACAGTTCTAGTTGAGCCTGTGTCTAAGTATCCTGTGAACTCATATGTACCTGTAGAGGGTGCAGCAGCAAAGCTAGATAGTCTTAACTCATCAGGATCTGGGCCTGTAGCCACAGCTACGTTAGTCTTAGCTCCAGCGAAACTTGGGTTCTCAGTGTCAGTCTGTGATGTACCTAACTCAGGTAACTCAGATGGTAGAACAACAAGAGAAGCTACAGTACCTTCGTTACCTGACTTATCATAGGGTTCAATAAAGAATGTTCCTGAGATAGCTGGGTAGGCTACTGATGTCGCTGGTCTAGCTACTTTATTAATTATGACTTGGGGCGAACCATCTGTGAATGTCGCTGTAGTTGATGAGCTATGCCACAGTTTATAATACGACAAGTCAAAGTCAGTTGAAGCAGTCCAAGCAAAGAATAGAGTACCACCAGATAACTGCTTTTCAAAGGTAGACGGGGCAGATGGGCCAGTAGTATCAGCTTCTACAGTCTTCTGTGCATCAGTGAATGTACCCTTAATACCAAAGGCATTGATAGCTCTAGCTCTGACATCATAGACTATAGTACCTGCTGCACCAGCTAGAGGTGTCTCAATGTCTAAGATTTCAAATCTACCTAAGTCACCTGTGCCTAAGACACTGTAAGTTGAGTCTGTAGACTTCTTAAACTCTACCTCGACGTAATCTACACGTTCAAAAGCTGTAGCTGATACATTAACTACAAGGACGTTAGTTACATGCTCATTGATAATTCTATATTCTTGAGTGAGGGCTACAGCTACAGGTGGTACATCAAATGGGGATGGTAGTGTAGTATTATCGCTCTCGTATGTTGCACCATCAGAAACCTCATCAAAGACAGATTCACTAATCTCTCTGAGAGACATATTAACTAGAATGTCATAGTCTTCTTGAAGACCAAAATCCCAAGAGACAACTTCAAACTCTTTATTAGCCCAGCCAAATCTAGTATTACTTAGGCGTATAATATCTCCCACTTGAACTTGGAAAGCCCTAAGACCAAAGGTAGCCTGTACACTGAGTTGTTGCCTATTTCGCTCTAAGGTTATAAGAGCTAAACGTCTAGCTGCATCAGGGTCATCTGTAAAAGGTAACTGTAAATCAATTACACTCTCTTGACCACCATCAGCAGCTAGGAAGGCTGTATAAGCAGCTGAGTTAAGAATAGGTACTTGAGGGAAGTCAGACGGTTGGTACTCACTCTTTGGGCCTCTGAATGTACCTTTGACCACATTAAAATTATCTCTACGTGAGTGTCTTGTATTTACTGAGATACCTGATCTTAGGTCATCCTCATTAAGGTCTAAGACTGGATCTGTGTAGTAAGCTGGCTTCATTCTCCACTTACCCTGAGCATACCACAATAGTCCACCCATAGCTGTAGATAAGTTCTGTATAGCATCGTAAGGTGTAGTGTTAGTGGTAAACGCCCCATTAAGAGTAAATCTGTTCTGGGTTGTAGAGTCTGGAAGAGTTACAATTTGATCACAGATATTAGCAGCTATAGTAACAAGAGAGTCATCTACACTTTCAATATCCTCACTGATACCATAGTTGTAGATGGTTGTATTAGTACCCTCTTTACCTGACGTAAGGTAATCTCTTAAGCATAAGGCTGGATTGTCAGACCAAGCTGTAGTGCTTGTACGAGGGTCGTATACTTTCTTACCCTTAACTACTGCTGTAATTTCAGGTACGTTATTAGGGAATGCATCAGCGTCATACTCCAACATAACATAAAGATAAGCTGTAGCTAGTAGTTTACAGTCTGTTGTCCATTGTGAAGGGGGAGAAACGCCGCCTAAATCGGAAGAGGTAACAGCAGTCTGTGTAGTTGTACCTAGTTTCTTAACTATCTTAACTTTACCAACATACTTAGCTGGTGCTGTAACATCATTACCACTCAGAGTAAGAACTTCGTCATTAAAAGAGATAGTTTCAAACTCTTCTACTTCATGTCCAGCAAAAGCTAATACGCTATGTAAGTATTTATTGTTGTCTGTAACACCTTGAAATACCACACCGCTGGCTATTCTAGTCTTACCGTAGATAACCTGATGAGGCATAGTTGAGCCTCTTTGCGTTATTGTATAACCCTGATCACCACCTCTTAATTCTGGAGTTGGGCTTAATGCTTTGGTTAATGCTGCTGTTCCCAAGGTTAAAGCATATGCTGAAGCACCTGCCAGTAACGCTGCTTTACCAAAACCCATTGCAGCAACACCAAGCGCAGGAAAACCTATGGTGGCAGCAACGGCAAATGTTACAGCGCCAGTAATAGCAGCAGATAGATTAGAGTCCTCATCTAATAAATCAATGTCTATTCCAAATAAAGCCATTAGCTTTCAGAACTCCTACCCCAAGCTAGTTTCTGATCTTGCATACTAGCTACAAAATCAAACCCAGCATCTGTACTTGCACCAGCTATATTCCTAGACCTTTGGTACTCAGCAGTATATCTAGCTACTCTAGCTCTTTCCAAATCAATCAACTTGTTCTCAACCTTAACTTGGATAGTACCTGTGTCAGCACCTTCAGCAATATTCATCTGATCCATGTAACCAGTAAATATTTCAGTGAAACCAGAGTTGAGATCTTCTAAATAGATCTTTGATCCATCTTCTAGTAGTAAGAAAGAGGAGTCTTCTTTTATTATCTTTGCAGCTTTAAATAGACCAAAGTATATTTTACAAGTTCTACCTTGATATGGGGTACTAAGAGCTAAAGACAACACTTCAGAAGGTAACCCTGTAATAGTAATGTCTGCACCCCTTGCAGCAGTCTCTGTAGTCTCTTCTACAGCAGATATACCCAAGAGAGTACCAGCGCCTGTCCAATCAACACCTTGTACGTTAAGAGTACCTACACCTGTCCATAGACGTAATACATCACTACCATCAAAATTCATTTCAACAGCAAAGAAGGGATAGATTACATCATCATCTAAGGCATCAACTACTGATGTTGGTAATACTCTGGACATTTACTGTAGGGCCTCTATAGCGTCAAAGGATATGCCGTAGAAACTGGCGTTATCTATAGACCAAGAAGTAGTACTCTGTCCAAGTCTAAAGACACCTTTAGGACTATTGTAAATAACGGTTTCTCCTGAGTATGTGCTTCTTAAAGAGGGCCAGACCTCTAATTCAACATCAGTACCAGCCGCCCTATCAACCAAGACCTGATGTAATCTAGCAGCGGAGCCTGTACCTAACTGAATGTAATCACCAGCTAGAAGTGTCCCTGTCAAAGTTATAGTTGGAGTAGCATCTCCTGCATTACCTGACAGGGTAGCTGATCCGTTTATTGTACCTCTAGGTGTAACATAGTCAGGATCTCCCAGTAGAAATGTCCCTACAGGCCCCTTAAGAGCTACCAGCATAGCTTTCCATTCAGCAGCTAGATCCCTACGCACTGAGGGAATACTAACTGAGGCACTCCAGATTTGCCCCTGATGGGAAATAACCTGTTGCTTATAAGTAAAGGGAGACTGAGAGACAGCTACAGCATTTACAGCACGTAGTTCAATACTCTCTATGCCAATAGTTGTAGGTGTATTAAGAGGGTAACTTATAGCCATGATTTATCCAAATGCTGATTTCATTGCACCACCTCTACGTCTTTGGTTCATAACTGCACCTACTGACTGATTGATGATAGCTGGTGAGGCTTGTGCTATTGTCTGAGTAATAAGTCTCTTAGTATCGTCTGAGGTATTAGCTGAGATATTGAATACTTGGTTTACTACTGTACCGCCAGCACCCTGACCCTTAGTGTGGTCTACGACAGTCTCTCTAGGGTGTAGCATAGCCATAAAGCCACCCTTACCATCTAATCCACCTGATCTTGGTCCTGAGCCTGTGTATCCACCACCATCTGCACTAGGTAAGTTTGGTCCTTGTACTGGCCCAGCCATAGCACCTTGTATAGCACCTGAGATAGACTGTACTAATTGCTCAACAACAAGTATTCTATATAGCTGTTGTATAATATCCCTAGCCATAGCTCTGAAGGCATCTTTAGCTGATGTGGTACCGTCAACTAAAGCCATAAAGAAGTCATCGAAGGGTGCAGCTAATCTGTTTGCTTGATCCTCTAGCTTCTTAAAGGCATCATTTTGTTTACTGAGGGAATCATTAGCTTTCTTAGTATCTTCATCTAGTTTAGTCATAAACCAGTCAGTTGTATCTAAAGCTGTTGTCGTTGTATTGGTAAGACCTAGAAGATCGTTTACCATGCCCTTTAAAGATTCCCACGATCCGTCAGCGGTAGATTTAAGGTCTTCTACTGCCCTTTCAACTACACGTAAATCCTTTTGAGCCTGAATCATTGCGTCTTCTACAAAACCACCTATTCTTATAGGCTCAAAACTTGTGTTAAAAGTTTTATTGATGGCACTTATGGCATTATTTAATCCCTCTTGAATACTTGTAAGGACACTATTTAAAATACCAAGCATAAAGGCTTTGAAGGCTGGCCCGATAGTTTGTAGTTGAGCAAGATAAACATCTATCTTAGCTATGGCAAAATCCCATAGGCCATCAAAAAGATCTCCCACTTTCTGCATAGCGGCCCCAAAACTACCTGTTGCAGTAATCAAGGCATTGAACCTGTACAAAACCTCTCCTAAACCCACTACCAGTATACCTATACCAGAAGCAATTAATCCTGTCCTAACTAGAGCAAAGAAGCTCCTAGCTGCCCTACCAGATAAAATAAATCCTGCAACTACCTTTGTAACCATTACAGCGCCAAAGGCTATAGCATAAGAAATAAGTCTGGCAAAGTTATCAGCTATAAAGGTGCCTACGTTCCTTGCTACATCACCTAGAGAGGAGAAGGCAGAGGTTATAGCATCTATAAGAGGCTTTATAGGCTCAAGTGCCTCACCCATATCCTTCTTAATCTCTTTGAAGTTTATAGTTAGGTTCTTTGACTCTAAGTATGCACGACCAAGAGCAGTGGATATAGCAAGTCCGATACCTAAGATAGCTCCAGCCAATCCTGGGAGTAACCCTGCAAGCTGTGTACCCTGCTGACCAAATGCAACTAAGGCGTCAGTACCAGACTGAACCTGTACAAAGAAGTCACCGACTTGGTAACCAACCTGTTGAGTGTACATACCAAACTTATTAGTAGTTGATCCAGCAAGCCTTTGAGCATCCGCTAGTCTTTTAGCGGCTATAGCGGCATTTGATTTAGCGCCAGTAATTCTTGTTGTGGCTGCTGTTGCCCTATCAAATGAGGCACTTTGTTGATTAGATGCGGCAGTTGTTTGACCTATAGCAGCATATAATCTATCTTCAGCGGCATCCAGTTGTTTTATGGCGGCGCTATACTGTTGAGCATCAATCCTGTTTTTATTAAAAGCTGCATCTAAGAACTGCATAGTTTGAGTTAAAACTTTAGCTTGTGCTGCCGCTCCAACTACAGAACCAGTAAGACCAGTAAACTCTTGTTTTACCTGATCCGCATTAGTTGCTATGATTATTGATACGTCAGCCACTATTCATAACCCTTACATATTGCACATCTACTAACTTTACAGCCTCGATTTCCCAAGGATATAATGGAGTATGTGTGAGTTCTTTCCAAGCTTTTATCTCGCTATAAGTAATCGGGTTAGGACCTGAGAAGCCCATAGTTCTGCTATTGTTTAAATCAATAAAGGCAGACCAGACATGAGAAAGAAGAGTAGGAAATTCTGTCGGGGGTTCCAGTTCTTTCGGCTTATGTCCAATCTGCCTTTCTACTTGTTCTAAGTGTTCACGTTGTGTAGTACCATTTTCATCTGGTAGACTAAGCTTAAAGTTAAACTCTGCCCACTCACAAAGATCTGATACTATTTCTTCGTAAAGTCCAAAAAATCAGAGAGTGCCTCCTCAATTTGATTCTTGATCCAAAACACTTCTTGGTAGACTTCCTTAGCTTTAGTTAAGGGGGGTACTTTACCTTTGTAAGTAATATTCCACTCTTTTGTAGCCTTAACTAAAACATCTAAAGAAGAGTCTTCTAATTCTTCAGCGGTGACATCAATCTTCTTACCGCCCTTAGATTTCTTGAGTTGTTTATTAGTTTGCTCATGCATAGCTGCCTTATACTGCTTAGAGTGTGGGGCATACATGGTAATAATCATAGGTGTTTTATCATCATTCTTTAAATCTTCATCTGTATTAGGATGTTTTAAGATGATGTCAACAGTGTCATTAGTCGGAGTTAAATCTAGTAAGTCCATGTCGAGTTTCCTTATTGTCGGGGTGAAAAGTTGTCGGGTTAGTAATTAAAGGGGAAGCATCAGACCCGACACCAATGCCTCCCCGCCCTAGCTAGGGTACTTTATGCAGAGCGAGTAATAACTAAGTTACTTGCATCTGCTGTGTTGTAGAGTGCAACGAATGACATAGAAATGATACGGCTAGTTGGGCCATCTACACCTACGTCTGCACTATTGATCTTAGCCCGTGGGAATGCGAACTTGATAGTGTTACTACCATCACCCACAGTTACCTCAAGCTCAGTTTCAGTCTCATTCAGGAAGCGATTGATTAAAGCTGCATCCTCAAAGTAAGCTGAGATAGTGCCTTCGATCTCTGCACGACCAACTTCCAACTGTGGCGCACTATCACTACCAATTACGAAGGTAGGTGCGAAGGAGTTAGTCAGAGTGAAGTCCATACCAGTTACGATAGCTGCTGTAGAGGGGCTACCATTAGTATTACCAATCTCTAGTGTACCTGAGTAAGCATCGAATGGAGCAGCACCTGATGCAGCGTCCTGTGTCTTCTCAGTGGCGCTAATAGTCATGTCCTTACCAACCATACCGTAGGTAGCTGTTACCATCTGGTTAGGGGCAAGAGAGATACCCATAGTAGAAACTGTCATACCTGTGAACAAACGAGCTTGGTCGATGTCAGCAGCATAGTCTTCGATAGAGAAGAACTTAGGTGTAGTACCAACTTTAAGGACGTTAGTTGAAAAGGTATTCAACATGGCTGACTCAAGGAATACATCGTAGTCAGCATCACGTAAGTCAGCTACAATGTCACCAGAGACTTGACGGTTGCCATGACGATCAACACGGGGCATACGGTCAGATTGAATATCAGTACCAGCTACACGATCTTTAGTTAAGTTCAAAGAATGTGTGCTGAAGGGTAAGTTTGTGAAGTTACCAGCAGGAGTCGTGCCAAATGTGCTTTCCACAATGTACGATAGGCTGGAACGAGAACCTTGTGCGAAGGCCATAATGTATTCTCCTAATTGTTATAAACGTACCATCCGATATTAATCGGAACGTAGTACCAAGGTGCATCTAAGAAACCTTGCTGTCTTTCAGCGTAGTCAATAGATACAGTTATTGTTTCATCCCCAGTATAGGAGATCTTAGTGGTTGCTTCAAAAGCCTCTAAGACAGTATTAGCTAGGGCATCAGCAGCGGCGGGGCCATTACCTTCTGGGGTGTAGGCAGTTACAACAAACACACCATCGTATCTCTGTTGTGGGTTTAAACCTCTTACAGCGGGTCTGCGGAGTGTCGGGAGAAAATTAGTCTGTAGGTAGCTTGTACCTGTCGTTGGGCTAAATGAGACATTCTCATAAGCTATACCACTAGGTAAATTAGCAGTATTAGCTAACTTGTTCTCAAGTGCCGCCCGTATGTCATTATAGATACTAGCCACGTTTATACTTTCTCTTTAGTTGGGTAAACACAAAGTAGCCATTAGTTTTGGGCCAACCCTCTCCACGTTCAACATCATTGGCGTGAGGACTATTGTTACGAAGCTCTATTCGGGTAGTATCTAACAAGGAAGGTATTCTTTCTAAATCTTGAGTAAGATTACTTAAGCCTTCATTTCTCGCAGCTTGTTCATTGGCTTTAGGTTTATTCTTAGAGCTTTTACCTCTAGGTCTACCAGCACCTACATTAAAAGAGAAAGATGTTACATATGCACCAGTATCTACAGGAACTCTAATTGTACCTAAACCGACTGCATCAACTGCCATGTCTATTAGTTTACGTTCTACTTGTTGTTCAGCTAAAGCCTTAAGACCACCTATCTTCCTCTGTAGAGAGGGCATGACCTTTAACTCAGTTCTCATTACTCTCTCACATCACACAAGAAACAAATCTTGACCCCATTAGAAAATATAGTAACAACAGAAATAACATTAACTGTGTCACCGTTA